CCGTTTTTGATTGCATTGAAGGGACTTTGAACTGCTCCGTCGTACATTTCCATAGATTTACGATAGCTATATGGTGGATCGAGAATAATGGTATGAAATGGTTTCCCTTTCCAGGTTTTAACAAACTCCAGAGCATCTACATGATAATCGGCTGGCATTTCTGGCCGTATGTCGTTTCTGGTTTCCCTGACTTCAGGAAGTTTTGTTTCCCCTGCAAATAGATTGAGCGTTCTTCCCCTACACCAAGATACCGTCCATTGACGGATAGGTTCTACCGAGAATGTCATTCGGTGTAAAGGGACTTTAATATGTTGGAAGATTAACTCGCTCATTTGAGTTTCAATTGTCTTGCAATTCGTTTGAAAGCCCTGACAAGTCGTCTGACCTTCAAAAATGATTTCAGAGTAGTTCCAAATACCCTGATTGTTTTCCCGCTTTTAAGTTCACACTCAAAGTACAGATATGGACGAACATCTGGAAGTCGTCTTGCTCCACATAGGACCAGATCGTGAAACAACTTTTGAGGGATGTATACCATCACTTCCCTGCCGAATCGTCTGCCTATTAGCATCCAGTAGGGTCGTCCTCCAGACTCCTGCTCTCTAATACATTGCTCGAAGAAACTATCATAAATGGGTTTTCTCTTCACTGTAACATCTATCAAATCCATAACACTTTGATTACCGTAACCTGTTTTGGATTCAATAGTGCACACATCCATTAGCGGTTGTCCACTAGGATCGGTAGCGCAATAATCAGCATCCTGTCCTTTGGTCTTTTTCCCCTTCTTGGCCCGTTTTGTAGCTCTACCGCCACTTTGGGACGTTCTCCAAAAGATTGCGTCGGACTGTTTGCGAGACCACCATTTGGATAGGGTCTTGGAAATGTATCGCTCGAAATTCGCACCTTTGTTTGACATTAGTCCGGCACCTTGGGAAATGCTTTATCTCGTAGGGATGAAAAACCTAATATCCTGCACACCTTCCTCCATCCTTGTTGAGACAATTTGTTATGTCTTAGTTTTACCGATTTGGTCCCAGGGAATGGCAAGCAAACCAGTTGTAAGTTTCTAGCTATGATTTTCTTGCCTTTATTGGAGAGGTGTCTTTTAACAACCTTCGATGTTTTTGGTAATTTGTTACGAACCAATCGAATAGCAGTCTTCTCCCCTACACCTTTAATTCCCTTTATGTTGTCGGTAGCACAACCCCCGATAGCTTTGACCATAGGCCATACTGCAGGTCTGATCCCAAACATTTTGGTAAAGGATTGTAGTGTAACGGTCCTTTCTTCTCTGGGGTGAAATACAGAGACTTCTGAATCTATAAGCTGGTATAAGTCGTGATCCGCCGATACTATGATAATGTTCTGAGAAGTACGCATAATCCTTAGAAATTGTCGAACAGATGCTATCAGATCATCAGCTTCGTAGCCCTTTTGATGAAACACGTTCTGATAACCGATCATCTTCAAATACTTCTTCCTTAACAGTCGCATCTGACGATGGAATTGCTTTTCAAACCGCTTCTCTTTTGGTGTTAATTCTTTTTTGTGTCGATTGGCCTTGTACTTGGGGTACATCTTCTTTCGTTTGGATTGTCGCGAGTCCCAGCACCATATGACACGGTTAGTTCTGAATTGTTCCTGTAGGGATAGGACGTATTTGAGAACGCCGAAAATGACTCCTGTAGCTTTCCCTTGGAAGGCTAAATCACCAGTAGAGTATTTAGCCCTATGACAAAGATAGTCCGCATCCAAGATAAGCCACGTATTATTCATCTCAGTCTGCCATGTTTAATGTGGGCTTCGTGGGAATCTGATTCGTCAGTGGTATACTAAGATATGGAATAGCATCCTCGGAGTCCGCGCATTCGGATGTATGATATAAATTCTGATTTTCCATTTGAGCAGACATCCTACCCAATTCGTAGGCATCCTTTGCGGATGTTCCTTCGATCAATAGATGGTGACCATCTTGGGTTATACTAAGTAACATTCGGAGTCTCCTTGAATCTAAAGCACGGACAGTTGGAACCCTCATCTGCATACATAAAGGATTTGACGTAGTTTAGGCTGTCCGGTGTCCTATTCGGAACATCCCATATACAGTCTACCCTCGGGCGATACTGAGAAACATCGTGTTCGCTTTCCTTGGGTACGTCAGTAGCCCAAAAGCAATTACCACAACACTTTCTTTCTGTTTTAGATGGGTTAACATTCGGAAACGGTAGTTCGTCATTCATACCTTTTCTCACGTCTAACTTTGCAAGCATCTTCTATCTCGTTCCATACGTCAGCTACAATTTGGCGGAGATTAGAGACAAGTTGTTTCTTTTCTATCAGCCTTATTAGCTTTTCTGGCTTTTCATTCAGATCGAATTCAGATGCAACAACCTTGCCGGCTTTTTTGGACCAATGCTTTTCGGACAAGAGAAAATCGATCATGCTGCCGGTATCATCTATACCAAAGCTATGATAGATGGGAATTTCCACACTACGGTCCCTGCCGGTTACGCGGTTCTTTTTAACCCGCACTTTAGCCAGTGTTCCTAATTCCCTGTCCTTTCCTTTTACATTCCTCTTGATCTTGGTTTTTACGCTGCTCCATAGTTCCATACAAGCATAGAACTTTAGGGCCTTCCCTCCAGAACATGTTTTGGGATCGAACATATCGAAACTATCTCGTGTCTGGCTAACTATGATCAATATCGATCCTGTTCTGGATAGGTAGCTAACCAGACCACGGAGATAACCAGAGTTGACTTTTGCCTTACCATCACCATACGATCCTGTGTCTTTATTGGGCAGGTCTTTTTGTTCGCGAGTGCGTGCAGATTTCTTGAGTTTCTTGAACTTGTCCCTAGCAGATTTACTATCCAGAGAATCCATCGAATCTAGAATGTAAATGAACGGTTCTCCGCGTTCGATTGCATCATCTACATGGTAGTAGAATTCTTCAATGGTGCTAGAGAAGACGGGTTCTCCCTTGATCGTCCTAGGAGGTTCCATCCTTTGAGCCATCCTCCTGCCGAAGAATCGTTCAATATCCATCATCGCTCCATCTTCGCTGTTGTCATAGATGAAGCGGAATTTATCGAAGTTGGGGTTTTTAGCGGCTTCTGCCAAACAGGTAAGGGACAGCCAAGTCTTGCCGCTATTGCTGTCTCCTACCATACGATAGTAGTGTCCCTTGGCAAAACCTCGCTCCGGTTTTCCCGTACAGGCTAGATTCAAAAGGGTGCTTCCCGTACTCAGGAAATCGTCTTTGGTTAGTTTGCGTATAGGTTGCTTTTGGAGTAGCTTAGATTTGATGTCTTTGATCTTCATAGGATGAAAAGAAATTGGGCCCTGAAACGTAGTATAGCGGTTGAAATTCGTCCGTTATTTTCGGCCTGTCTACCCTATAGGTCTATCAACCCAGGGGGACTAAGCACATCCGTGCTGCAGCCTATCCAACTACGACTTCCGTTCAGAGCCCAATATATCACAGAGCGTCCGACTCAGATTCAGACTATACGATTAGTCATCGTCATCGTCATCGTCGTCGTCATCGTCGTCGTCATCATCGTCGTCATCATCGTCGTCATCATCGTCGTCATCATCGTCGTCATCGTCATCGTCATCGTCGTCATCGTCATCGTCATCGTCATCTGAGTCCTTCTTCTTCTTGTCTTTCTTGGATTCAGACTTGTCCTTTTTCTTGTCCTTCTTCTTGTCCTTCTTCTTTTCGTCCTTGGAATCGTCTTCGTCTTCGTCTTTGACAGCGGCCTCAAGTTCCTCGATGATGGCATCCTGAAGTTTCTTCACGTCCTTGAAATCATCCGGATCAACATCCAGATCATTCTTGTCTGCGAGTCGCCGCAGTTCCTTCATCGTCTTCATTGATCTGATTGCCTTCATGTCAATGTCCTTTCCACTAGTGGTTTCATCGCCATCTGAGGACTCCCCCAGACTGTCGATGAGTCTTTGTTGATCTTCATACGTAGGATGCTTGATCAGGTCATCAAGACAATAGACCTTCTTCTTATACTTCTTGTCAATGTCCTCCCTTTCCTTGAACTCGATGTCAGTAGGCTGGGTTCCATACTCTGCTTTCTTTTCAAACCCTACCTTGAGTGTTTTACCTCCTTTGAACCTTGCAAATCTGTTGTAGTAGTCGTCATCGTCCTGATCTCTGATCTTCTTGTCAATCGTTTTTCCAAACGAATTGAAAGCCACGTCCCATATTTGAATCACCCTCCGGCGTTCAGCATCAGTTCGGTCGAAAAGCTGGAACAGCTGCCGTTCCTGGGGGCGAAGCTGTTTGATCATATCTTCGCTAGCATCTGGGTCTTTACGCAGCTTGTCCAAGAACCTGCAAACAGCACATTTCTCACCAAAAGTCTTGGAGATACAAACTGTCCAATCCTTCCCATCCGGTCCCAATCCCTTATGAATGTAGAAGGTTCGTTCATAGTGTTGAGCCCCTTCGTCTGCCCACGGATTGCCTTTCCCTACAGTATACTCCAGAAAGTCCAATCGCCGGGTCTTTTCTCCTTGAGGATTGAACAGCTGGGCGTCCTGGGGTAGGTTAAGGGTAGATGATTCAAAAGATCGATGCTCTCTGGCTCTGCGGGAAGCAGCATCGACACGTTTTTCCCGCTTATCTCGTTTCTTACCCATACAAGTGGCTCCAACTATGTTATTCTTGAGATTTCTTTCGAGCAGTTTCTTTCAGCTTTTCGTTCACAGCCTCACGATTTTGGGGTTTGGCATTCGGTTCTGCTGTATAATCATCCCCGAACAAAGCTACCATATTTTGCAAAGCCCATTTCCTCTCATCCAGACTTTCCACAACCCCCTCCAGCACTTCTACCTTGTACTGGGTTTGGTTTAAGACTCTTTCTGCCTTCTGGTGTGATACTTCCCTAATGATGGCATTACTTATGGCGGGTTCGGACAGCTTAGCAAGACCAAACTTCTTGGGGTCTTTGCGAATCTTCGCATCCAGGTCCGCTTCCAATAGCTTGAGTTGCGCCTTTCTGCGGCGCAACTTTCTCTTAGCCTTTGCCAACCGAGTTGACCATTCTCGGTATAACTTAGGCTGGTGGGACCATTCTTCGATCAAATTGTTGGGGTCTGGATCAAGAATGATCGGCTCTTTTTGTTGATTTTTACTCATTAAGCATCCAACCATTCGTTTTCGTCTATTCGCTACTATAATCGGCTTTTGATCGAGCGAAATCGACTTTTATTCGGTTTTTCTACACACCTAGCGTGCCGTAGGATCGATTATTTCGGCCTATAGGTAGTCCGGGGTGGGGTAGGGTCTATTTTAATCCTATGACCTCGTAACAAGCAGCCCAAAGTCCTGCATCCTTGCAATCATA